ACTTGTAAAATTCTGTACTACCTCTGTAACCCCTGATTCTGGTGTAAAGGTTAGATAAACCTGACCTCTCCTGTCTAATGTACGTGTAATACATTGTGAATAGATGTCTTGTGGTGGTTCTTCATCAAGCCATACAAGATCAATCGACTCCCCCATAAATTTTTCAGCACCCATTTCATAGGCTTTAAAGGCAACACGAGACCACCCACCAGTTTTGTGTTTTACAAGTACGGAGGAATGTGCGTTTGGCACTCCTGGTTTTCTTGTTGTTTCACCAATGAGATGTTTAGGAATACTTCCTTTCCCTTTATCTCTTGGGTTGTCTGGTTGCCCAAATAATTCTCTTTGACAGATATCACGTGTGGTTTCATTACTAGCACCACATACCCATGCTCTTATGGGCTCTTTAAAGCGTTTGCCTTTCCACCAATCAGGATATTCTCCAGTCAGATGGATAGCCATCTCCATAGCCCCTACATAGGACTTTCCTACCCTGTTTGCTGCCATCAACAACCTTTGGTTTGCATCTGATCCACTTTCATGGAAGTTACGCTGAAACCTATAAGGTACATAGTAGTTTAATCTATTGGTCTGTTGGCGAGTCTTAAGAGTGGATATGATTTCTTCTATTCTTTCGTTTTCAGTAGACATAGTTATCCACCCCCTATTGTAATGATTTTTTTTCTAATTACAACTACATCTTGTGTTTTTGTTAGATTGAATCAGCACATCTTGTGTTTTAGTTGGGGCAAGTAGCTTTACCCCAACCAGAGAATTGTTATGCTTGGTAGCTGAACCAAACAATATCATTGTAGTTTTTCTTCCATCCAGTTGTCAATAACATCTTTACTCCACACCGAAATACGATTCATCTTCTTAGGTTTAGGGAATTTACCCTGCCTAATCCAGGTATAGATCGTTGATGGTTTTGCACTAGTAACATTGTATAAGTCTTTCATTCTGTAGACTTTTGATATTGATAAGTCTCTTGTCTTGTCTTGCATAGTATTGTCTCCTATTGTTTTTAGTCATTGTATTACATCTGTGATCTATATACAACATATCGTATATACACTTATATTTCCCCAAGAGAATATGGATGGGACTACACTTATATAGTTGTGGTCGTATGGGGGGTTGGTGGTGTCTAGCTAGAATAATATACAGATAACAACCTTTATAAACTACCTACAAGCCACGTTATAAGCTTTTTATTTCCCTTAGGTAGTCTTAGTACCTGTAATATTAAAAATATCTATAATGTATACTTGATATTATTTATTAAGATTTATTTAGAGTGTTGGTATACGTGGCTATACGTTTATTCTCTAAGTATGAAACAAACTAAACCCAGATAAAAACAAACAACCACTAATTAAATATCTTCTTATACCCTTGTATATATTGCTCTATAGCATAGTCATGTATTTGTTAGCTTTCGGCGATTTCTCATGCTCTAGAAAACTATCTAAAACAAGGCGTTATTTGTTATTTGATACACAAAACAAAAAGACAATAAAAAAGCCTAGTTTTTAGGCTAGGCTCTCATGTAGTTATATTAGTTATTTTAGATAATTGTTATGTTTCCTGTTATCTCATCAAATTCCCAAATTGATTGCTGATTAATCTTTTCAATACAATAGGTAGTTATTCGATCTTTTTTATCTTCTTGTCCTAATGGTAACCAGTTTGTTTTAGCCCTATTTAGAGCGTGTTTTTCTGCTGATTTATAATTATCGAATAAAATATCAATCTGAGAATATGGGCTATTATTGATATGTTTCTGAATATTATTAATAGGATTTTTATATTTTGTTTTTGTTATTATTGTATACATAGGTAAAACCTCATTTATTTATTAATTAATTAATATCAAATATATCAGAATATAAAATTAGTGCAACACCAGAGAAGCACCTTTACGAAAAATCAATAACTTACAGGTGTAAATCGTTCATAAAATGTACAATGGATTAAACGCCTAAAAAATAAAGGTTATTTTTAGACAATAAAAAAGCCATTAAAATATAATGGCTCTTTATTATTTGGATCTATTTTTAATCTACGAGTTTTTTATCTGATAAGATTTGTATTTCACTATCTTTATAATTATTTAAGTCATAAATCATGAAATCAACATTGTCTGAAAAGTCTTCATTTGAATGCATAACAGGTAATCCATTTAAACTGCTGATTATTTCTGTATCTGATAAGTTATCTTGTTTTGTTTGCTCGGATTCTCTCGCATATTGCATAATTGCATTGTCCCAGCTTTTATCAAAAAAATGATTGCAGACTGTCGGCTCGATAACTAGCATTCTTTGATTCTTTACTAATTCCCACTCATAACAAACAATTATTCCAGAATCATCATCAGTATCATATCTAATATCAAAACAGTTATTGCTTTTTCCACATAAATTAAAGCTTAAATCGACATTATATAAGCTGTTAGGTAGTTGATTAACTGCATATTCTGTCATTTCTTTTATGTTTTTTGATTTAATTAGTTTTGCATAACTATCGCTGTATAATTCGCCATTATATATATCTAAAAATAAGTATTTATTCATTGTTTTTTACCTCTCAATATCTAGTTACTACTACAAGCATTATGCAGATTAATGGAACATATAAAATGTATCTGCAAAAGCTCATCTCATTTTCATTTATTGTCTTTAGGTATACTGCCATTCCATAAAGGAAAAGACCAAACACAAAAAGGAAAGTAAAAAAGTATATTTCTAATATCATTGTTAGCCCTCTTTGGATAATTCTTTTGCTATTTGTTCTAATGAATTTATTTCAGCATTAACATTTTCCAATTCATCTATGACATCATCCCAATCTGTAATGACTACACTTTCTAAGTCTGATTCTGGTAATGAATCAGCAAAACTACTAAATGCTTGTTTTACATCATTTATTTTTTTTATTAATTTTTTATCTATTATCACTTTTTTACCTCTCTATAAGTTTAATAATATATCTATCTGGACAAGTGCGACCATTAAACAATATAAAATAATTATGCTGATTATTGCACCTGTAAACGCTTTTATTATGTCAAATATAGTCATGATGTTTTATTCTCATTTTCTAATATTGTACAAATTTCATTATATCCTTTGACAAATCCTTTTAACTCATCTGTACTGTCAAATGTCCATAAATGTCTAGAATGTAATGACTGTTCTTGATTAATGTAATATTTATGAAATGAGATATTTTCGCCTTTTATCTCATAGGCATATTTATTCCCATATTTTTCTACATTTTTTCTAAAGTATTTAAATTGATTAGCCCAATAATATTTAGTATCGCCTGTCAATCTAAAATAAATGCCTTGTTTGTTAATCAAAAATTCCTTTTCACTTCTTTCTATTATTAAAGAATGGCTATCAATTTTTGACCAATTTTTATTATTTAATATCTTATCTATTTCTAAAATCCTATTTTCTATCTTTTCTATATTCATAATAACCTCTAATTATTTATTAATTACTTATTACATTATCATATATTCATACACAAACAAGCATATTTTTATTGATTGATTATTATTTGATTTTAAAGATATTATGCTAGATAGATTGAATTACATCTTGGATTGAATATTATTTGGCTATCTTTGGCGAATATTTGGCTAGGTCTGGCTAGGATTGATTGAATGAACGGCTAGGATTGAATGAGTGGACTTCCCTGTCCTTTTTGCGTTATATGAAACTAAACTAAATGATTTTTTTTGTATGAATTGGCGAATCTTTCCTTATCAGATGGCGTGAAGACCTTAGAATCCATGCCGTAACGATGTCGTACAGAATTGATCTCGTTACAATAACAATTCCATTCTTCATTGATTGAATGTTGATTTTGCTCTAAAAACTCGTTCTTGTATCCCATTTATTCTTCCTTAAAATCGCCCTGAACATCTGGTATTGCATCATCGCCATATTCAGTACCCTCGAAAGTTACTGTTATACCTGTTGAATATTCTTGTTCTTCTCCCTCGTTTTCTATCTGTGAATCTTGATAAATATCTGTTACTTCATCTTCTGTTAATTGTCTGTCGCTTTTGATTGTCCACGATCTAACATCAACAGTTTGTTCACTTGCTTCATATATGTATTCTTTACTCATCATCTTTCTCCAATATCTCTACATCAAAATCGCCTAAAAAGTCAGTAGCTGTTGCTATGGCATTTTCTATGTAATCATCATTGTTCTTTACTTCAACATCTTTATAAACTCTCACTAATATATTTTCTTCAGTCATTTTATCCTCACTCTTATTGAATATTCTATCCCAACCCTCGTTAAAAGTTTTAATGTTGGTTGGTCGTTGTTTACTGCCTTTACCCATGTTTACTCCAATTTTTTATACATTGGTCGAGGTATTTGTTTATATCAAAGTCTTCACCCTCTGATGTTATCGGCAGTTTTTTGAAACCTGGTATATCATCTTGGTATGGATTTTCCTCAGAAATATCTTTTATTCTTGCTATGGCATTTTCTTGATACTCATAAGGCATACTAGCTAAATGATTAACTAATCTTACAATGACTAATTGATCTTCTTCGCTTAACTCGTTTATCCTACATGCTACTGATATTTTATGTTCA